CCACGGAGCCTCCGCATCCCGGCGTCCGAGATGTTGCACATCTTCCGGCCCAAGACGCCAGGCCAGCTTCGCGGCGCAACGGAGTTGATGGCGATCCTCGGGCGGCTGAATGACCTGGACCAGTTCGACCGCGCGACGCTCGTCAAGCAAAAGACCGGCGCGTTGCTCACCGGGTTCATCACGACGCCGAACGACAACCCGCTCGGGGCTAGCCGCGCTGAGGACGGCGCGTGGACCGCCAGCCTCGAGCCGGGCACCATCCAGCGTCTTTCGCCGGGCGAGTCCATGGAGTTTTCTGACCCTCCCGAAACGGCGGGCTACGCGGACTTCGCCAAGACCCAACTGCGGCTCATTGCCAGCGGTCTCGGACTGCCCTACAACGTGGTCACCGGCGACCTCTCCGACACGAGCTACAGCTCGGCGCGGGTGGGGCTGATTGAGTTCCGGAAGTACATCGACGCCCTGCAATGGCAGTTCATCCACATGCTCTGCCGCCCGGTGTTTCAGCGCTGGGTCGAACTCGAGGTACTTCGCGGGACGCTGCCTTCTTTTGACGGCGGCGTTCAGGAGTACTTGGACAACATCTCCTGGGCGCCGCCCGCCATGCAAATGACCGATCCGCAACGCGAGGTAGACGCCATGGTTCGGGCGATCCGCGCAGGGCTCATGTCGCGCGAAATGGCAGTGGCGTCGCTCGGCTACGACTTGGCCGAAGTGGACGCGCAGATTGCGGCAGGCAATGCTGCGGCCGACGCCGCCGGTATCGTGTTGGATTCCGACCCTCGCAAGGTCACACAGCAAGGCAACCCGGCCACGATCTGAGGAAATTCCTCAGATCCAGCCTTCCCGCATCTTCGGAAATTCCGAAGATAGCTGGCTTCAAACCTTCAAAAGGAGGCAAATGGAAGAACTCTTTACCCGTACCGCTACGCTTCAGCCCGCCACGTTCGATCCCGAACACCGCACGGTGGAAGTGGTCTTCGCGACCACCGCGCCCGTACGGCGATTCGATCTCGAAGGGCCATACCAAGAACGTCTCGACCTGACGCCCGCAGCCGTTGATCTCTCGCAGTTGATCGGCGGCCCGGTGCTGAACTCTCACGACCGCATGGATGTCAACAGTATTCTCGGCGTGGTGGAAAGCGCTCAGGTGGACGGAGAGCGCGGCACCGCTGTCCTGCGGTTCAGCGAGCGCGCGGCGGCCATTCTCAACGACATTCGCGACGGCATCATTCGGTCGATTTCGGTCGGCTATGTGGTGAACCAGCGGCGCGTGGAAAAGGATCCGGCCACGGGCATGCGCACGATTGTGGCGACTGCCTGGACCGGCAAAGAAATATCCCTCGTGGCGATTGGGGCCGACCCCGCCGCGAAGGTGAGAGGAGCAACGATGGAGCAGACCCACGAAAACGAAATCCGGGTGATCGCCCAGATCGCCGGTCTTCAGGCCGACGACATGATCGCCCGCAACCTCACCCTGGACCAAGCCCGCGCCGAGGCGTTCGAGGCGCTGAAGCATCGCGCCGGTCCTCCGATCCGAACTGCACAGCCCGCAGTGACGGCGAGCGGGTACGACGATCCCATGTTCCTGCGCGCCGCCATGGCCGACGCAATCTATATGAGGATCAACCCGGCGCACAAGGCGGGCGAAGCGGCGCGACCCTTCATTGGCCGCAGCATGGTTCGGCAGGCAGAGGAATTCCTGCTGCTGCGTGGCATCGAGACCATCGGGCTGTCGGACGCCGCCATCGTGGACCGCGCCCTCCACAGCACCAGCGATTTCCCTCTGCTATTGGGCGACGTCGCCAACAAAGTGTTGCAGGAGCAGATGGCCGCCGCGCCAGCGGCGATCAAACAGATCTGCCGGCAGACGGCGATCAACGATTTCCGCAATCGCTACTCGGTTCAGTTGGGGCAGGTGCCCACGCTCATGAAGGTGAACGAGAACGGCGAGTTCAAGTCGGGCACCATCGCCGAGGGCCGCGAGTCCTACAAGCTTGACACCTATGGGCGGATCTTCGGCATCAACCGACAGACCATCGTGAACGACAACTTGTCGGCGTTCTCCGACATCGGGCGGCTGTTCGCCTCGGCGGCCGCGCAGTTCGAGGCGCAGTTCATAGTCGACCTGATCGCCGCCAACAACGGCATCGGGCCGGTGATGTCGGATAACAAGAAGTTGTTCGACGCCGCCCACGGCAACCTCGCCGCGAGCGGCGGCGCGATTTCGGACACCACGCTGGCCGCCGCGCGGCTGGCGTTGCGCTCTCAAAAGGGTCTCGACGGCAAGACGCCGCTCGACATCGCGGCGAAGTTCCTGGTGGTGCCGGCCGCGCTGGAAACAACCGCCGAGAAATACCTCGCCAGCATCTACCCTGCCCAGGCCGCGAACGTGAATCCGTTTGCCGGCAAGCTGACCCTGATCGTTGATCCGCGGCTGGATGCCAAGTCAGCCACCCGCTGGTACGTCGCCGCCGATCCCATGTTGTTCCCCAGCATCGAGTTCGCCTACCTGGCGGGCAGCACAGGCCTTCAGGTGGAGACCCGCGCGGGCTTTGAAGTGGATGGCATCCAGATCCGTGCGCGGCTCGACTTCGGCGCTGGCGCGCTGGATTACCGGGGCATCTATGCGAATCCGGGAGCGTAAGCATGGCCCTGTCTCTCACCGAACTCCATGGCATGCGTGACGTCCTGATCGCCGCCATCGGCAGCGGGACGTTGCGCGTGGAATTCGAGGGCCGCGCCATGACCTACCGCAGCATCGCGGAAATGCAGGCGGCTCTCGCGACCATCAACAAGGAAATCGAACTGGCGGGCGGCGGCGCCACGTCGCCCCGCCAGGTTGTCATCACCCCGAAAGGAATCTGACCCATGAAGAACTTCGTGCAGGAAGGGAACACCATTACGGTCACTGCGCCAGCCGCCGTGGCCAGCGGCCAGTTGGTCGTAGTCGGCTCCCTCGTAGGCGTGGCCGCGTTCGATGCCGCCTCGGGCGCGGACGTGGAGGTCACGGTGGAAGGCGTCTTCGAGCTGCCCAAGGTGGCCGCCGACGTGATCGCACAGGGCGACAAGCTCTACTGGGACTCCGGCCAGGCCAAGTTGACCAAGACCGCCGGCACGGGCAGCAAGCCCCTGGTAGGCGTGGCCACGGTGGCCGCCGGCAACGGCGTCACCACCGTGAACTGCCTGTTGATGCCTACCGGACAAACCGGGCCCGTGTAAACGACCGGAGGAGGCCATGCCCACGATGACCCAATCCGAGCCGATCATGACGCTCGAGGAGGCTGCGGAATACCTGCGTATCTCCAAAGCGCACCTCTCGAACGTGATCAACGGCAAGGTGCCGGGCGTGCGTCCTCCTCGTGTCTTCCGCGCGGGCCGCCGCATCCTCATCCGGCGTGAATGGCTGGACCGCTGGATAGAAGACGGCCACCTGGAGGCCACCAGCGAATGGTAGTATCCGGGTCATGCCAAGAGTCAACGCCTTCGACGCAGGAAAGAGGCAAGAAAATGCGTCGAAAGCGTTTCCAGAAAGGCAGCCTGCAAGCCCGCAAACACGGGCGGCATCGCGTGTGGGTCGCCTTCTGGTGGGAAGACGGCAGCCGCCGGTCCAAGGTGCTCGGGCTGTGCTCGAAGATGACCAAGGGGGAAGCGGAGTCCGCGATGGCGGCCATCCTCCATCCGATCAACGAAGGCACGGCGCGGGGCTCGAGGCCGGTGTACACGTTCGGGCAGTTCGTCGAGGACGTGTACCTGCCGCATGGCCGCCGCGGTTGGAAGGAATCCACCGCGGGAACCTCGGAGCAGATTATCCGAAAGCATCTCCTCCCGGAGTTCGCCACCGATCTGCTCCACACGATCCGGAGAGACCAGTTGCAGGACTTCCTCGACCGCAAGGCGGCGGAGTTGTCCTTCAGCGTGGTGGCTCACCTGCGGTGGTTCCTGAATGGCATCTTCAAGCTCGCGTCGTCGGACTCCATCATCACGGGGAACCCGGCGGCCGAGTTGAAGATCCCCAAACGATGTCAGCCGGGCCGCCATGCGAGTTGTATGGCGCGTCCGCTGACAGAAGAGGAGGTGATGAAGTATTTGGAGGCCTTCGACCTCCGCGAGAAGCTGATCGCAAGGCTCGCGATCTTCGAGGGCATGCGCCCTGGCGAGATCCTGGCTCTCCGATGGAAGTCGGTGGCCGGCGGGATCATCCGGGTGGAGGAGCGCGTCTACAAACGGAAGTTCAACACCCCGAAGAACGGCAAGCCCCGCGAAGGCGCAATCTCCGACGGCACGCTCGAGTTGTTGAAGCGTTGGGCCGAACTGGCGCAGGACCCAAGCCCGAACGGTTTCGTCTTTCCGTCCGAGAAGGTGACCACGCCCATCTCGCTCGACAACCTCTGGCGCAGGAACATGCGTCCGGTGCTGGAGGCTATCGGCATGGAGTGGGCCACCTTTCAGGTGTTGCGCAAGACCAACGCCAGCCTGTCGAAGAAGGCGGGCGTCGATCCGAAGGTCGCCTCCGACCAGAGGGGCCACGGACTCGGCGTCAGCCTGGAGGTCTACACGAGCTCCGACCTGGAGCAAAAGCGAGCCGCACTTCGGGCTCTCGAAGCCGCCGTCCGGCAAAAGGAGTCCAAACCGCAACCCGAGCCGTCAGCAGGGCACAAGCCGGCTTAATGGAGTAAACGGAGTAACGAGGAATCGGCGGGGTATCCCAAATTGGCCGTAAATGCTAGAAAACATGGAGCGGGAGACGGGACTCGAACCCGCGACGTTCAGCTTGGGAAGCTGACATTCTACCACTGAATTACTCCCGCTCACCGGGACAGTGGCTACCCCTATTCTACACAAATCCGGCCGCGGGGGAAGATGCGAATTGGGTCATCTAAAATGTCACCGAAGCGAGGGGCGTTGGGTCACGAAGAAAGTAACCGTAGCCGGCTGACGCCTGCCCTTCCCGCCGAGCGGCATGGTGAGCGGCGCGGCCACCCCTCGAGAGCACCCTCAGGCCCGCTGCGCCTGCCCTTGACGGCTCCCGGCCGCGGCCGGGCGTGGGCTTCGC